GTCAAGTTCCCATCCTCTAATTCCTTCAAAGGCAAGAAGAACTCCTGCAACAGCAGCAGTAAGTCCGGCAACCATTCTAGCAAGGTTCCCGGCCATCAGAACCAGCGAATTGACACCACTAGTTAAGTCATCTAATCCTGGAAATGCCATTATCTTGCTTAGATCAAATTCACCAGAGCCTGCTTTTTTGGCTTCACGTTCAGCTTCCATTCTATCTGGAGCTCCGCGTTCGTCTTTTAGAAATTGTTTCTTAAAAACACGTCCTAAGTCGTTAATAGCAGAAGTTGTATCATCCTGCTTTTGCTCTTGCGAGAGCATGACTCGCATGACGTCATCTAATGTTGCTGACATTACGTTCTACCTAATTTCGTTTTTGTTGTTTAGCTTTATCGTTTTCTTCTCTGATATGTTCTATCAATAATGTTAAGTAAATCTCCCTTTCCCACGGCATCATGTTTTCTATTTCACTTAACGAATAATGATGATGTTGCATCAAACTAAAATTCGTTTTATAGTGTCCAACCAAGGACTCGTGAGAAAGGCATACTACAAAAAATCCTGCATACCTTGTAATTCAACATTATTATCATGGCCACATTTTCCACACTTAAATTCTAATGTATGTTTCATTTGTGGCATTGCTTCCATAAATTCTCTTAGCTTTGTAAATTGATCACCAGATAGTGATTCAATGAAAGCTTGTCTATCAGCTGCAGATTCATCCTTAAACATAATCTTTTCTTCTGCGGTTTCAACTGATTCAATACATCGTTCTATCATAGCAAATGTCATTTCGGTTTGACTTTTAAAATCACTTAAATCTGTAATATCATTATATCTTGGCCATCTCATAACTAAATTGATATTATCAGCAATCTCTAATTTATTATCAATATCCGGAACATCTATTGTAACCTCTTCAATCGGAATCACCATTTCATTTGGATGTTCACAACTTTCACATTTTAAACCGGCCTTTACTGTTTCACCAACCGACTTAGCTCTAATTCTTGTAAAAAGATATTCTACGTCAAATGTTGTTAATTTATTTTTTTCAATTGGATCCGACACACAAGCTTCTATAGTATCAACTACCGCAGCCATTGCTTGCTTTTGGTCTTGTGTTTCCATTGCCATCATTAAAACCTTTTCTTCCTTTACGAGATAAGGTCTAAATCTCACTGTTTGTTTCGTCGACGGAACTACCGCTTCATATTTGGGTGCCGTGTTTATTTTTGGTAAAGCCATTATATAACCTCATAAGCTTAAATTTCAAACCAGTCTTTATACGATAACTGGACATTCAGTTCAACTAATCCGTTCGGATCATTGTTTAATTGTATTGCATTCATAGTAGTGCAAAATGCATCTACTAGTTTACAACTATATATCTTCTGTTCGTCAGAATACACATCAGCATCAAGGCTAATGTTAAAAGGACCAAAAGAAAATGATTGATCAAAAAACCCTGGTATATCATATGCTAAGCCGTGCTTTAACTGATGTATAGTTACGTCACGCGTATATGTAGTCGGGTAATTCAATTCTTTTGTAATATGATTTGCAGCAAGTTCTTGCCAGTGTTCAAAATACGTCTTTACGCCATAATCATTTGTGACTAAGAATGTCATTGAAACATCTTCAGCAGCATAACCATATGCTACTTTGATTTGTTTCATTCCGATTACGCGTTCGTTTGATAGTACTTGTCTACCAGGTAATTGTATATCTCTACACAGAAGGTTAAGACCTCGAGTATCTGCCTGAGCCAGTCCAGGCAACGCCGGCAGGTTAACCTGAAACATATTACTTCTGGCTGGACCGCTGCGTACTGCACCTTTTAAGTCATCAACTGATAATGGCATTAAATCATACTCCTAGAATCTTTGTATACTTTAGATCTACCAGCTTTCTGAAAATCAGCGGTTGGTAAAAACGTTGCGATCTCCCACTCAGGTGGAGGTACATATGCAAATCTACTTCGTACGTTAGAATTTAAATAGTGTTTGTAACACGGCTTAAAATGTTTTAACGAAGATGTTTGTTTTAGAGTATTATATGTCACTTGAAATTTTGTTGTTTCATCAAACTTTTTATTGCTTGCAATATCCATTAGTGCATCAAGTAATTTTGCACGAAGTGTTGCAGGAAGATAATGTAGATTTAAACCGTAAAATCCACCTGGCGCAGGACCTACAACAACTGTTAATGGAAAGCTATCATAGTACGGTAGCTTTTCTTTTGTCTTAGGATCGTAGAAATACATGTACATGTTTCCTGCAATACCACGGCTTTTTAATTCAACCGGTTCTTCTTTCATCAGCGCATTACGATTTACTCTGCCCATAGCCTGAGCCTTCTGGCGAAACCAGTTCATTGACTCTTTACTACGTGGCGTGATACCTGCTCGAAATGCTTCGAACTCTAGCTTTTGAAATATATTACTCATAGCACTATTTATATACTATTTTTTCTTTTTTCTCACGGGCCCGAGAGGTTTTAGCGGCTTAATATATTTTGGCATGATCTTCATTTCCTGCAAAGTCTTTTCAGTCCATATCTGAAACTGCCAGCCACGATCCACAGAATACTTTTGTGCAGCTTCCCACTTATTCATATTCTTTACATAAGTAAAAGCTTCGTTAATATATTTCTTTGTACGCTTCTGTCCCTTTGGAGGTCTAGTCTCTTTATCAGGTTTAATCTCAACCAATAGAGTTTGATTCTCCATTACAATTTTAAGGTCTGGAAAGTACCTATGATACCGCTTATCACCATCGTAATAGTATGGAACCACGACCTCTTCACTCGACCAAGACTTTACTTTTGGATTTTCATCACACCATTTAAAGCAATGTCTTTCCCACATTGATCTAAATATAACACCGGTATGATCTCCAGCGTACTTCTTTGGGTTTTTAACTTTGTATTTTCCTGAATAAGCCATATAAATAGTTCTAACTTTCTTTGTATTTATTGGAAAAAATATGTCACTATCACAGCCAAAATATAAATATCCGATCGAAGATCAAAACGATTATAAGGCCAGGGTATATTTTACAACTATTATCGAAGAACCTCCCACAATAGATCCATCAGCATTCGAGAATGAAGGTAATGATATTGGTTTAATTAGCGCAGCACAATTTTTAGGTAATGCTGTCACTGCAGGTATCCGTGCAGGTAAGAGTACTAAAGGTGAAACAGTTAAACTTTATTTGCCTCCTGCTATTCAGGTACAAGATGGTGTAAATTTTGAAGGAGCCGAATTAGGCGTGCGTGGTGGTGCTGCTCTTTCAGCTGCACAAGGCGGAGATGAAACGACTTTGGCCGAGATTGCATCAAATACTTTAGGCTTAGGTACAGTTGATAAATTGATGACTGCAATCAAAGATCCAGAAGTTGCTAGGGCAGTAATATCAGGTGTTGCGGGCGTGAGTGGTAGAGGTCAAAACGTTGTTAATTCAGCAACACAAACCACATTAAATCCTAATATACGAGCTGTCTTTAAATCGGTTAATTTAAGAGAACATAGTTTTGCATTTAAATTTATACCACGATCTCAAGAAGAAGCTCAAGAGGTAAGAGCAATTATTGATTGGTTTAGAATGGAGCTTTATCCAGAACCAACTGCAGATATTGGTGGTCTAAAAGTAGCATATAAGTTTCCAAACAAATTCTTAATTCGTATGAGATATGGTGCAAATACTCCTATCGTAACACAATACATACGGTCTCATTTAATTAATATGACAACTAACTATAACCCTTCTAATATGTCTTTTTATTATGATGGAGAATTTCAAGAGATCGATCTTACATTAAACTTTAGAGAATATAGAACATTAAGTAAGGAAGACATTCGAGCAGGATACGACGATCTTGATGATCCAGATAAAGTTATAGCTCAAAACTATGACTTTACTAATTTTCCAACATATGCTCCTCCTGGTTCGTCGCCATCTCCAGCATCTTCTGCTTCGCAAGGCTATCCACAGTATACAGCGCCTGCAACACGGGACTTTATTAATAGTTATTCAAAGGGTGCACCGGCCTGGAATCAAGCTCAATACGAAGAAGCATCGGGCATTCGTAATGCTACTTGGGGAACTACAAATCCACCAGCATTTGCAGGTGAACCTGGAGGACCACCTTTAGGAGACCCACTTAATAGAGGTTATAGTCCTTATTATGGTGGACCTTACAATAACTACGATAAGAAAACAGGACCGTTCTAATGAGTAATTATTTCAGAAATTTTCCGGTTCAACCGTATTCATTTGGCTCTAATTTACCTGTTGTTGCTTTTCAAAATTTAACTGCATACGTTGATGTAATTGATCATATAAAAGATAATTCTTCTTTTTATGGTTATTACTACATTCAAGAAGGCGATAGAGCAGATCAAGTATCTCAATACATGTATGGTGATATGAAATACTATTGGACATTCTACTTATTAAATGATCATATTCGTGAACAAGGTTGGCCTTTATCTTATCCAGAACTTATAAAGATGATTCAAAAACTGCATCCAAATACTGTTCTAGAAACAAAAGATGTTTTAACTGGAATATTTAAAGTAGGTCAAACTGTACAAGGATCGTCGTCAGGTGCAACTGGAACAATCGCACACAGAAATCTTGATCTTGGTCAAATCGTGATTGAAGGTACGCATTCTTTTAATTCAACAGAAACTATTACATCTCAAGTTGGTGATGTTGTACAGTCAGTACAGTTAATTAGTGCAGTTGACGAACCTAACTCTACAAGATATTATATTGACGGCGACTCAAAACATTGGGATATAAATCCATATGATGATAGACCTGCTCTATACACGCCTGTTACTCATTACGAATATTATGCTCAACAAAATGATGGATTAAAAAGAATAAAAATGTTTAAACCCAGTCAGGTAGAAAACATTGCAAGAGAGTTTCAGGAAATAATCAGAAATGTCTAGCTATACTCCTAAGGATCCTAGGGAATATAAGTTATATTCTATATTCTTATTAAATCCGAGAACTACTCATCAGGTTAATATTACCCAGGGATTAATAAGCTTTAATATATTTGAGCATTTAGATAAGCCTTATCTGACTGGTGTTCTTACCTTTGCAGATACAAGTCGAATATTAGAGATGACAGACTTTAAAGGCACTGAACGTATTATTATAAAAATGGGTTTACACCAAAGTGACAAAATATTAGAAAAACAGTTTATTGTTAGAAATGTAAAAGAAGCGATTCCGTCAACAGATACTGATAATGTTATTACTATTAATCTTATTGAGTATGATGGATTTGTTGGTACCTTACGAATATTAAATAAAGCATATGATGGTAAGCCTGGTGTTATTATTAATGATATGCTTAGAGACGTATATGGAAATAAGAAAATTGCTGTTCGAGGTGAAGGCGCAGAAATACTACAAGAAGAAAACTGGAATGTTGCAAATGATGTTCCAACAGAAGTATTAAGCGCAATAACAGAAGCAAACTCTAACGAACTACAAGCTGCGATTCGATATATAGCTCCGAATGTAAATATATTTGAAGCAATAGAATTTATTACAGCAAGAGTAACAGGCCTAACTGGTACACCATTTTATTGTTATGCATGTTTAGCCGATGAGAATTTGAGATTTTATGATTTATTTAATTTGATCCGTCGTCCAAGTGTAAATTATCAAACACCATTTTTATATTCTGGTAATATTACACAGAACGCTAATATCAATACTGATGTCACACGATTAGCTTCAGAATTAACAATGTCAGAAAATGACAATACGCTTGAGATGATTTTAGCCGGTAATTTAGGATCTACATATGAATTTGTAGATCCGACTCATGGATTAGAATACACTTTTAATTTTGATTTAGATGAGGTTTTTAAAAATATATTAGGACCAACATCACATCCAGTAGCAGACACGCGTGCATATTTTGGTGACAGACCATTAAGTAAATATCAAAGCAAAAGAATTAATTTAATGGCTCCATCATTATTATACTATGATCAAAAGAATCCTTACGAAGAATATAACACTGCAGCACATACCTCTAAAGCAGTACAAAAGGTAGTAAGAGGATTATTAGGTCAAGAGGCAATTACGATAACTGTACCGGGTGTACACACTATGCCTCAAGGAAATAACGGTAATAAAACAATCGGTCGTGTTATTACATTTGTATCACTAGGTGATATGCAACAGCACGATCAACCTTTAGATAGACGAAGATCAGGTGACTATTTGGTATATGCGGCATGCCATTCTTTTACTAATGATGCTTACAACTGTAAAATGGATTTAGTGAAGCTATCGAATTATGAAGGCAATACAAAAGTATACGATGAACCGCCAGCTATGAGCGAAAATGCAGGAGCTGGCCCACAATGATGGAATTTTACGGAGATAATGTTAGATGGTGGATTGGCATTGTTGTTAATGTATTAGATCCTTTACAACTTGGTCGTGCACAAGTGAGAATCTTTGGTATACATTCTAGGGACAATCAGCAAATTCCTACCGGAGCATTACCATGGGCCACTGTATTGAC